AAGTGATGCTGAACGACATCGTGCTTGCCGCCGGGATCCTGCTTGCAGGGGCCGTGATCGGCTACTGGCTGTGCAAGAGCAAGAAGCTGAACTTCTGAGAAGGACAGTTTCGACCAAGACAACCAAGGCCGGCTCCGGGGAAACCCGGGGTCGGTGATTCAACGCTTCCCCCATGTTCCGGCAGGACATGGTGGATGAGGTCCGGGGACTGACCACCCGCATCCGCTGAGGCCCCCTGCGGGGGACACCCTCGCGTCGATGCCGGCGGTCACACGGGCTGACCCGTACTGCCAACGCATTCACGACACAAGGAGCCATCACAATGGCTAATGAATTTGACTTCACAGGGAGCCGGCAGGGCGCGAACAACGCCGGTGCCGACAAGCGTGAGCTGTTTCTCAAGGTGTTCAGCGGCGAGGTCCTCTCCAACTACGAGACCAAGCTCGTTCTGACTCCCCTCGTCCGCAGCCGCACCATCGCGGCAGGCAAGTCCGCCACGTTCCCGATCTACGGCAAGGCGACCGCCAAGTGGCACACGCCCGGCCAGAACATCCTCGAGGCCAACTCGGGCTACCTGAGCGACTTCAAGTTCGGTGAGCGGGTCATCAACCTCGACAACATGCTCACGGCCAACACCATGATCCATGACGTCGATGAGCTGATGAACCATTGGGACGTCCGTGGTCCCATCGCCACCGAGCTCGGCTACTCGCTGGCCCGTGCGATGGACGGCATGGCGATGCGTACGATGATCGCCGCAAGCCGGTCCACGAACCCGATCTCGAACACCTCGGGCAACAACACGGCCCTGGCTGGCGAGACCATCACCACCGGCACCGCCGGCTCGGTGACGGGTGCCCAGATCGTCGATTCGCTGTTCTCCGCCCAGGAGAAGCTCGACAACAAGGATGTCCCGGAGCAGGGCCGTTTCTGCATCCTGCGTCCCGAGCAGTACGGTGCCATCATGGCCGCCGCGGCTGACCGCGCCATTCGCTTCTCGAGCGACTACGGATCGGGTGCCGGCGACGTGTCCAAGGGCACGGCCTCCGGTATCGAGATCGCCGGGTTCAAGGTGCTCAAGAGCAACCTGTTCCCCCGCGATGCCGGCAACGAGTCGGCGGTTGACCTGTGGTCCAACGCCAACATCGCCAACGACGTGTTCGGCGCTGACGGCGTGGGCTACGGCCTCGGCGCGACCAACATCGACTACTGGGGTGTCTGCGGACACGCCGACGCCATCGGCGTCCTCAAGAAGCTCGATGTCTCGACCGAGATGGAGCGCAAGATCGAGTACCAGGGCACCCTGGTCGTCTCGAAGCTCATGGCCGGCTTCGGCGTCCTCCGTCCGGAGTGCGCCATCGGGTTCAAGTGGACCGCCTGATAGCGGCCTGACTACCTAACCAATACCGCCTGTCCGGGGAAACCCGGGCAGGTGGATTCCTCCTTCCCTCCTCCCGGCCTCCCGGGGGTTCGTCCCCCGGGGGGCTATCTAGGAACACCATGATCGAAACCTCACGGCTCCAGGCGGTCAACACGATGCTCACCTGCATCGGGGAATCGCCCGTGTCCAACCTCACGGATGCGGCGACCGCAGACGTCGCCATCGCCCAGCTCATCCTCGACGAGGTCTGCCGTGACCTGATGACCCGGTCGTGGTCTTGGAACACCCTCAAGAAGCAGTCGCTCCAGCCAGACGTCACCAACAAGATCGCCGTGCCTGCCACATGGGTCCGCGTGGATCACCCGACCAAGGACCTTGCCCGCAAGGGTGGCTGGCTCTACGACCGCGAGAACGAGACCGACACCTTCACGGAGACCGTCACGGAGCTCGAGGCCGTGGTCCTCCTCGACTGGGACGAGATGCCCGAGGCTGCCCGGAGGTACTGCATGATCCGTGCAGGCAGGACCCTGGCTGCCCGCATGGTCACCAGCGAGAAGGCCGTTGCGTTCACGGAGCGGGACGAGATGCAGTCGTGGATGACCCTCCGTGAGTTCGAGGCAGAGCAGGCCGATTACAACATCTTCAACAACCAGGACGTGGCCTACAACCTCCGTCGATTCGCCTGATGCTCGTCTCCATCCCGGTATCGAACCTCATCCAGGGGGTCTCCCAGCAGCCCCCGCAGATGCGGCTCCCCTCGCAGCTCCAGGAGCAGGTCAACGGCTACCCCTCGCTGACCGATGGGCTGACCAAGAGGCCCCCGACGAACCACGTCGCCCAGCTTGCGGCCAACGCAGACACCCAGTTCATCCACTTCATCAACCGGGACTCGGTGGAGCGGTACGTCGTCCGGCTGACCAGCAACAGCCTGAAGGTGTTCACCCTCGACGGGGTGGAGAAGAACGTCTACAACGCCCTCACGGGGACCACGGCGTTCACGGTGCCCACCTACCTGAGCACCCCGGCTGACATCCGTGCCATCACGGTGGCTGACTTCACCTTCCTGGTGAACCGGAACACCGCGGTCGCCATGTCAACGGCGGTTGGGACTACCTCGGATGCCATCACCCAGGAAGCCCTCATCACGATCATCCAGGCCGCGTACAACGTGACCTACACGGTGACGATCAAGGAGGGTGGGGACACCTTCACCTACACCCACACCACCGCTGCTTCGGGGACCCTGAGCACCGAGGCAATCGCCGCTGACCTTGCCTCCAAGATCAACGCCGGGACCAACCCAGCCGCTCCGGCAAACGCCCACAAGATCACGGCAACCGTCTATGGATCCGTGATCCACCTGAGTCAGGCCGTCGAGAACCCGGCAATCACCTTCACGCTCAAGGTCTCCGACACGGTCGGCAGCACCTACATGGTCTGCGCCAAGGGCAGGGTCGGTCGTCTCGCAGACCTCCCCAAGGAAGCCAAGCATGGCTTCAAGATCGAGATCGCGGCAGACGTCGAGGATCCCGAGGCATTCGGCTACTTCGTCAAGTTCACCGCCAACGACGGCGTGGGAGGCACGGGCATCTGGGAGGAGACGGTCGGGTTCAACACCAAGACCACCCTCGACGACTCCAAGATGCCCTACGTCCTGGTCCGCAGGGCTGACGGGGAGTTCGCCTGCTACAAGCCCGCATGGGACATCAGGACCGCCGGGGATGCCACGACCGCCCCGGAGCCGTCCTTCGTCGGTCGCAAGATCAAGGACGTGTTCCTCTTCCGGAACCGCCTCGGGTTCATCGCGGACGACAAGGTCATCCTGAGCGAGGCAGGGCAGTACTTCAACTTCTTCCGGACCTCCACCACGATGGTCCTTCCCTCGGATCCCATCGACGTGTCCGTGGGCCACTCCAAGGCAGCCTCGCTCGAGGCGGCGATTCCCTGGGACGAGCGCCTGATCCTGTTCTCGACGCTGACACAGTTCAGCCTCGGTTCCGGCACGGGCCTCGCACTCACCCCGGAGACCGTCGAGGTCCTCCCGACCACCGAGTACGAGAACGCATCCGACCTGTGCCGCCCGGAGCCATCGGGACGCTCGATGCTCTTCGTGCAGCGCCGAGGTTCCTACTCGGGCATCCGGGAGTACGTCCGCACCTCGATGGACGAGAAGTACGAGGGCATCGACATCACGGCCAACGTGCCCGCATACCTCGAGGGAACCCCGAGGCAGATCGCCATCTCCACCCACGACGGCACCGGGTTCCTGCGGACCTCCACGGGCTTCTACAACTACAAGTGGTTCGTCAACGGGAACGAGAAGATCCAGTCCGCCTGGAGCAAGTGGGACATCGGCACGGGTGCCGTGGTGCAGGGCATGGAGTGGTTCGACCAGACCCTCTACGTCGTGGTCACCCGGGCATCCAAGACCTACCTCGAGAAGATCGACTTCTCCGCCCGCTTCGCTGACGCCCCCCTCTCATGGGGTGTCCACCTCGACCGCCGGCTGAAGGTCGTCGCCACGACCACCGGGGCTGCCGCAGGAACCACGAAGGTCCCCCTGACCGGCAAGGGCATCGACTACACGGGACTCAACCCGCAGGTCCTCGTCGTCACCCAGGTCACCGGGGGCAAGTGGACGGTGGTTCCGGCACTCGTCGAGAGCACCTCGGCCACCGAGATCGTCATCACGGGATCCTTCGACGGCAAGGACGTGTGGGTGGGAGTCCCCTACACCATGTCGTTCACCTTCAGCCGCCCATACGTCCGCCAGGGTGACGTCCCGGTGGTCGATGGCCGCCTCCAGCTCACCTACGGAAAGGTGTCCTACGAGGAGACGGGCCACTTCACGGTCGGGGTCACCCCCAAGTACCGGGCCGCCTACTCCTACCCGTTCAACGGCGGGATCCTCGGTGCAGACCTGGTGCAGGGAACCGCGTTCCTCGCCACGGACACCTTCAGGTTCCCGATCCATTGCCGTGCCGAGGATGCCTCGGTCTCCGTCAGCAGTTCCTCCTTCCTCCCATGCCGCTTCCAGAGCGCGGTCATGGAGGGCTCCTTCACCCCGAGAAACAGGCAGATATGAACCCCCATGTGCGTCCCTCGCTCGAGACCGACTGCGAGTGGATCGCGGCCAACCTCCGGGAAGCCGACAGAAGGGAATGCGACCTGTGGGGGCTTGATCCGCTGCATTCGCTGCGGACGGGCCTTGCGTACTCGCTGCAACCGATGTCCATCGTTGGTGCTTCGGGGAAGCCATGCGCCATGTTCGGGGTCACCTTCGGGGAAGCCCCCGACGCGACCATCTGGCTCCTAGGCACGAACGAGATGTTCGACCTGCGGATCTCGTTCCTGCGGAAGACGAGCATCTGGCTCGACCATGTCTGCAAGCCCCTGCGCCACGACGGCACCGGGAGCATCACGGGGGTCGGCAACTGGGTCGATCTCCGCAACACCAAGCACACCGCATGGCTGACCTGGGCAGGCTTCAAGAAGGTTGCCTCCCGGGTCACCAACGACATCGACATCGCGTACTTCAGAAAGGCACTCTGAGCAATGTGTCTCCCGTTCCTAGCCCCCATCGGCGCAGCCCTCGGCGCGTCCGTGGCTGCCGAAGCCGCCGTGGGAACCCTTGCAGCATTCTCCCTCGCGGCCACCGCTGCCAGCGCCGGGCTGTCCTTCGCCGGCCAGAAGCAGGCCGCGGATGCACAGGAGTACCAGTACAAGGAGGGTCAGCGTCTCGCCAACGAGAACCTGATGCTCCAGTATCAGCAGATGGCGGTACGGCAGCGGGAGGAGCAGATCGCCAAGAGCCAGCAGGTGCAGCAGATCACGGCTGAGGCGCGGAACGCCTTCTCCACCATCGCCACCGAGGCCGGCGAGGCAGGCATCCAGGGGAACACCGTCAACATCCTCATGGGCGAGTTCGAGCGGCAGCAGGGCGAGGCCCTCGCCAACCTGAACCTCAACTACGACTTCAGGAACCGCCAGCTCCAGCTCGAGCAGCTCGGGATGCGTGGGCAGGCCGAGGCAGCCATGATCCGTGCCTACCCGACCCAGGGCCAGCCGAGCATCTTCAGCCCCCTCCTCCAGGTGGGTGCGGGTGCCCTGAACACCGTCAACATGTACGGCAACCTCGAGCGCATGGGACAGACCGGCGGGTCCAACGTCATCGGCCCCTACTCGTCCATCTCCGCCCGGCAGTCGTTCACCAACTCGCTCCCGTCCTACTACCGGGTTCCCGGAATGGGTCGCTGGTACTAAATGGCAAAGTCGATCACACCGAACGACCTCACGCAGGTCGCCATCCAGCCGTCAGCGTCCCCCATCGCGCTCAACGTCCTCCCGGCACCCGGGCAGCGACTCGCGGGGAACACCCTCCAGCAGGTCGGTGAGTCCCTTGCGGCCTTCAGCCCAGCCCTCCAGGGAATGCTGGCGCAGCGCGTGGACGAGGACAAGCGGCAGCTTGCGGCGATGGGTGCCGCCGTTGACTTCTCCAAGGCGTTCGACGTTCCGATGGACGCTTCCCCCGTGGATCGCCAGGCTGCCCTCAACGACCTCTTCAAGCAGGCCATCGCCAAGCAGGGTGGCCCCGACTCCGCCAACCCGTTCTTCCTGATCGCCGCGAGGCAGAACTTCGGTCGTGCCGTGGGCCTTCGCTACCGCAACGCCCTTGCGTCCCTCCAGGCCGAGGCGACCAACCCAGACTTCCCTGCGGCATTCGGGGACATCGCCCGGAAGGCCGCGGAGATGGCCGGGGCATCCGAGGCGACCAAGGACGTCTACGGTGCCTCCGGGTTCGCCTCCGTCGCGCAGGAGGTCAACGCCGAGATGAGCATCCGCTTCCAGGAGGAGCTCAGGAAACGGCAGGAGTTCGTCAGCACGGAGCGGGCGCAGAACGGCATCGCGGATGCCCTCAAGGTCGCCGCGTCCAACCCGGAGGGATTCAAGATGGAGTCCCCGGTGGGGCAGGCGATGCAGCAGATCATCGACTCCTACCAGCTCACCACGACCGATCCGGAAACCTCCCGGAGGATGGTCATCGGTGCCTTCCAGAACGCCATGAGGTCGGCACGGGACGAGTCGGATGCCGAGGAGATGGCGAATGCCCTCGGCACCGCATCCTTCGGGAAGGCCGCCATCCGGGACAACGTCGCCCTCTACGCCCGCATCCTGACCATCAAGGACGAGAGGATCCGGGAGATCGAGGCAGAGGAGATCAAGAAGGACCGGGTGTTCCGCCAGCAGGTCACCAAGGGTGTCCGTGACATCTACGGGATGGGCCTCGCGGACGAGGTATCCGCCCAGATCCTCGCGGGCAACGACGACCAGGCACAGGTCATCCTCGAGAAGAAGATCGACGAGTGGCGGACCAAGAACCCTGACCTCGACCCGACCATCGCCAACATGGTCCGCTTCGAGGTGCAGAAGGACCTGTCTGGCATGACGGCCTCCGTGGGCACCCAGCGCAACGCCATGAACGCCCGCCTGTTCGAGCAGGGCTTCGACCTGGTCGATGAAGGCATCCTCAGCTCCGCAGACTCCCTGCGTGGATGGATGCAGGACCGTGGGCTGACCATCGACCAGCAGATGAACCTCAAGCGGTACTTTGACGCCAACGTCGGGGTGGTCCGCACGGCTGCATCCTCCTATGCCTCCCAGAAGGGCAAGGAGATCCAGCAGCGGATCCTGACCGGCATGGCCTCCGGAGGGATGCTCCCGGTCAACCCCCAGACGATGCAGCCCATGATCGGGCCCGAGCAGCTCGACCAGGCGCAGACCCTCGAGGAGTCGTGGCGTGACGGGGCCTTCAAGGAGGTCCAGCGGTTCGTCCGCGGAGAAGCCAAGGACCCTGCCTCGGGGATGACCTACGAGCAGATCAAGCGGGAGAGCGGCACCGAGGCCGCCAACCGCAGCATCAGCGGGGTCCTCGACTCCTACTACGACTCCCGGATCAAGTCCTACAACGAGGTCCAGCGGGCCAACAAGGCTGCGGCGGATGCAGGGGTCAAGGTCGGCAAGGCGGAGCCCACGCCGACTCAGGCGTTCACGCAGGACCAGGCGCTCCTCGTCAAGGGATCCGTGGACACCCTGGCACAGTCCTTCGAGTCCGTCCCGATGAACGTGGAGCAGCAGGAAGAGGCCGTCAAGGTTGGGCTCGACCAGGAGATCACCGACATCTACGAGATCGGTCGGAACTTCAGCGTGGTCCCGCAGACCTTCCGCGGACGTGCCACGGTTGACGAGAGGCTCCTCGCCAAGAGGCTGTCGGAGCAGTTCAAGGTGGCCTCCACGCAGGGTGTCGCCAAGGCGGTCCGCATGGGATTCCTCCTCAACGACAGCATCGAGTTCACCCCTGACTCCGTCCTCCAGCAATACGGTCGGGTGCGTCGATCCCTGCTATCCGGGCTCTCCCCGAAGGAAATCCTCGCCAACGAAACCTATGAGGGTCTCCCGGTCTTCGGGACCGTCCTCCCTGCCCGTGGGCAGGCCCTCGAGTTCTCCTTCTCCGTGCCTTGCTTCCGGAACAGGTCCGAGATGGCAAGCGCCGACACCGTCAACAAGGTCATGGATGCCCTCGGGCTCCCCCAGGACCGTGCCCTGCGCGAGGCGTGGGTGGCACGGCAGGCGACCCTCCTCCGACTCTCCGAGACCGTCCAGCGAATGAACACCGGCGGACGTCTCTGAACGAACCACACACATGCAAGACAACCAGGAATCCGGGCACTTCTCCCAGGAGGAGCTCGATGCCATCGTCAGCGGTGGCGTCACCCCCAAGCTCCCCACGGACTTCGGTACGCCTCCGCAGGAGGAACCCGAGCGTCCCATCTGGGACACCGCCGATGCCGTCATGGCCGTTCCCCGTGGTGTCGTCGGGTTCGGCAAGAGCGTCTGGAACCTGGCCGACTGGGCATCCTTTGACCTGCTCCCCGACTGGCACACGAACCCCCTCGGGACCTCAAAGTCAACCGTGGGTGGCTTCGTCGAGGGCATCTCCCAGATTGCCGCCGGGTTCGGTGCGGGCGGTCTTGCCCTCAAGGCTGCCACGAAGATCCCCGGTGCAGTCGGTGCTGCCTCGGCATGGCTGAGTGGAGCGGGTGGAGGGGCTGCCGGGGTGGTCCGTGGCGGACTCACCAAGGGTGCCATCGCTGACTTCATCTCGTTCGAGGGCAACGCAGGACGTCTCTCAGACCTCCTTGTCGAGACCGACAACCCGGCCCTGAACAACGCGGTCACCCAGTACCTCGCCACCGACATGGAGGACGGGGAACTCGAGGGTCGCCTCAAGAACGCCCTCGAAGGCGCTGTCCTCGGCGTGGCCCTCGAAGGCGTCATCGCCGGAATCAAGGGGTCCGCCAAGGCGGTCAAGACCTACCGGGCGGCCAAGGCTGCCGGGGCATCGGAGGAGGCAGCGGTCAAGGCAGCCACGGATGTCGCGGGGGCTGAACTGAAGGAAGCGGAGGAACTGCTGTCGCGGGCAGAGGATGAGGCGGTGACGGCTTCCCCAGACTCCGTCGCACGGAGCGTGGACGAGGTCACCCCTGATCCTGCACCTGCGGCCACCGAGGGAGCCACGGATGCCGCTGCTTCCTCAGACGCACCCGGGGTGACCACACGCGGCTCAGGAGGCCCGAACTACGGCGTGGACCGTGCAAGGAAGCTCGAGACACCCGCAGCATCCTCAGCCGCCGTCAGGCAACTCGAGGACCTCATCAACACCGGGGCAGGCGTGGATGCGGTCGCTGCCAAGATCGAGGAACTCCGGGAAGCCGGTGTCATCAACCTCCGCCCGGTCACCAAGGACGGGTCCCCGGGTTCCTACGCGGAAGCCCTCATCGCCATCAATCAGGCCGAGGGCAACCTGGATTCGTTCGGGCCTGCATCCCCGAAGGGTTCCAACAAGCTGGCGCAGCAGCAGGCTGCGGCAAACGTCAACGCCGCCATCGAGAGCGGTGGCCTCAACGCAGCGGAGGTCAACAAGGTCATGGCCGATGGCGTGGCCTCTGCCGTGGAACTGAACCGGAGGCTTCCGTTCCTCCTCGGCCTTGAGGCAGCCATGCGCTACCAGGCGCTTCAGGCCCTCCGTTCTGGACGGGCCGACACCGACCAGATGATCCAGGCGTTCACCTCGGTCGCTGGGGCATCACGCCGGGTCAAGAGCTACCTCGGCAAGAACCTCCAGATGATCCAAGCGTTCGGTGACTGGGAGAGCATCATGCGCTCCTACGAACAACTGAACCCCAGCCAGCAGGCCGCACTCCAGGAGCGGTACGCGGATGTCCTCGAGCTCCTCGTCGTGGATCCCCAGACCGGGCGCGAGGCTGCCCGAGTGCTCACCGACAAGATCACCTCCAAGGGATTCAGGATCGGTGCGGAGATGTTCCGCAACTCCATCCTGAGCGGCCCGAAGACCCTCATCGTCAACGTCGCCAGCGCCCTCGAGGCCCTGTTCCTCCCTCTCGAGCGAAGCGCAGGCCGGATGCTTGCGGGGCAGGGGACTCAGGCTGCCAAGGAACTCTCGACGATGGCCCGGTACATGGGAGAGTCCCGTGACGCCTTCCAGGCCCTCAAGCTGTCCCTCAAGGAAGAGGGAGACTCCATCACCCTCGGTCGCGGCAACACCCAGTTCGGTGAGTTCCAACCGCAGCGGGCCATCTCGAGCAAGAACTTCGCACGGCTGAACGCCTTCGATCCCGCCACGGGAGGATCCGCCCGGACCATCCCCGGTCTGGCCGTGGACTTCGTCGGGCAGGTCGTCGGTCTCCCCATGCGGTTCATGGGTTCCTCCGACGAGTTCTTCACGACGCTCATGGCACGGGCTGAGTCGGACGTCGTCCTCCGCCGGATCATCGCGCAGGACCGCAAGCTCCCCATGACCTCCGTTCAGGTGTCCACGGAGGTCGAGCGTCTGAAGAAGCTCCTCTTCGTGGACGGTCAGCTCTACACCCGCAGGACCACTCTCGAGCGTGGCATGAGGCTGGCCCGGGACAAGTACCTCCCCGCTGCGTTCCGAGAGACCCTCGAGGAGTCCGTGGCAGCCGCCAAGGGCCTCGATGCCAAGGATCCCGCCGTGCAGGCCGAGGTGTCCCGGCTCTACTCGCAGGCCGTCGAGGGTGGCAAGGTCAAGGCCGTGGGCGACCTCCGCAAGTCCAAGGACTCCGATGTCCTCCTCAAGAGCCTCGATGCCGCCGGCAGGAAGTCACGGGCCAACCCGATGTTCATCCCGGAGGTCCAGCGGTTCGTGGACCAGAACTGGGATGCCTACGTCGATGAGGACTTCATGGGGGCCGGCCTCGGGGCCAACCTACAGGGACAGACCGGGCAGGACTACAAGATCCTCCAGAAGGCGTCGTCTGAGATCGAGCGCCGTGTCCGCGAGGCCACCTGGAAGCGCGAGTACGACGACATGGCCGAGTCATCGGTCTACGGCACCCGCCTCGTCGGCAACATCGGCAAGGCAACCGCAAGTGCCGTCAGCCACGTCCCGGCCCTCCAGCTGGTGGTGCCGTTCATCCGCACCCCAACGAACCTCCTGGCGTTCGTCACCGACCGAAACCCGGTTGGCCGCATGTACGACTGGGTGCAGGCTGCCCGTGCCGGGGACAAGGAGGCCGTTGCCGAGGCGACCGGAAGGCTTGCCACGGGCACCCTCCTCTACACCACGGGCATCGCCCTTGCCGCCAACGGGATGGTCACGGGCAGGGGTCCCAAGGATCCCGAGCTCCGGAAGCAACTCCTCGCCTCCGGGTGGATGCCGTACTCCTTCCGCTTCGGGGACACCTACGTCTCCTACGGCAGGAACGACCCCATCGCCACGTTCCTCGGGCTGGTCGCGGACACCTTTGAGATCGCCTCGAACACCTACGACCCTTCCCCGGAGGACCAGGATGCCGTCATGCAGATCGCCACGGCGGTCATCGGCTCGGTGGCGAACAACGTCACCAACAAGAGCTACCTCCGGGGCATCGTGACCACCCTCGGTGCGCTCACGGGCGACGAGAACGACTTCAAGAGACTCCAGCGGCAGTACTCGGGTGCCTTGGTCCCCAACGTCTTCGCCCAGGCAGAGACCTACGGCATGGACCCCGATGTCCGCGAGGTCCGCTCCATGATGGATGCCATCCGTGCGCGACTCCCAGGCTACGGGGATTCCGTGGACAAGGTCCGCAATGCCCTCGGGGAACCCCTCAAGGGCAACGAAGGATGGGGCAGCATGTTCCTCCCCGGGACAGCCTCGAGCCGCACCAAGGATCCCGTGAAGCGTGAACTGGCGGACAGCCTCATCTCGGTCGGGGCTCCCCGGAGCACCCTGCCGGGAGGCATCGACCTCCGTGCCATCAAGCTCAAGAACGGGCAGTCCGCCTACGACCGCCTACAGGAGCTCACGGGCCAGATGCGGATCAACGGCAAGTCGGTCAAGGACCAGCTCGCCTCCCTGATCCAGAGCCCCTTCTACCGGCAGCTCCCGCAGATGGGTCAGGACAACCTCGACTCACCCCGCGTGTCCCTCGTCCGTGGATACGTCTCCAACTACCGCAGGGCTGCCATGCAGCAGCTCATGCAGGAATCCCCTGAACTCGCCAGGGCCGTGGCTCACAGCCGCGAGGTCAAGGCTTCCATGCTCCGCTGAGAACCACAACAATGCCATACGCAAGCGTCACCTTCCCTGCCTCCGCAGGCCAGACCGTGTTCGGTCCCGTCACGTTCCCCGGCGGGGCCGCACTCCAGTCCTCGCACATCAAGGCATATGTCAACGGGAGCCTGGTGAGCGCCACCGTATCAGGCAGCCTCAGCGCACCCACGGTGACCCTGGCATCCGGGGCTCCGGCAGGTGCCAATGTCCGAATCGAGCGCCAGACCCCGACCACGGCGGCCCTGCGTCTCGTTGACTTCGAGGATGGAGACGTCCTCACGGCATCCGACCTCGACACGGCGATGCTCAACAACCTCTACGTCGCCCAGGAGGCCAACGACGTGGGGTCCAACGGGCTCCCCCTGGACCCCGTGAACAACGTGTGGAACGCAGGTGGACGAAAGATCGTCGGTGGGGTGAACCCAAGCGCCTCCACGGACTTCGCCACCAAGGGCTACGTCGATTCCGTGGCGTTCGGGCCGTCCTCGGGGACCGTGACCAGCGTGGGCCTGACGATGCCGAGCATCTTCGACGTCGGCAACTCGCCCATCACCACCTCCGGGAACCTCAACGTCTCCTTGCCGAAGGTGGACCAGAGCAAGGTGCTTGCGGCACCGTCGAACGCCGCCGGGATCCCTGACTTCCGGGTCTTGGCCGCAGCGGACATCCCGAGCCTGACCGCGTCCAAGATCACGGACTTCAACACGGCTGTCCGCACGAACCGTCTTGACCAGATGGCGACCCCGACCGGATCCGTGGGCATGGGAAGCCAGCTCATCACGTCCCTCCTCACTCCGGTCAACGCCTCCGATGCAGCCACCAAGGGCTACGTCGATTCCAAGGCGTTCATGGACTGGACCCCGAACGCCATCACTCCGACCATCGTGGCGAACACTACGGTTCAGGTTGAGTGCCGGCTGACGAACTCGGTGAACTCTCGACTCAACACAATCAACTGGACGAGCGCATCCGGAGCGTTCAGCGGGAACAGCGGGCAGAACTGGTTCCGGATCAACAACAACACCGGGCAGACGGTAACGCTGCTCCTGATGCACAGCACGATCCAATGGGACCTCGCCGGGTTCAACCAATGCGCCAACCCAAGCCCCGTCCCGTTCCCGTGGTCAACCCTGGACCCCGTCAACTACACGAACGCCGGTGGGTTGATTACGTTGACGAACGGGTCATTCCACTACTTCAAAAGCCTGAATCCGCTCGGTAGTGAGTGGGGAAACTCCCCGTACAACAACTTCGCGCAGGGTGTCGCGGGGACCCGGGCATCCTGGGTCCTGTGGTTCCTCCGGCTGAGCTGACCATGACTCAGCAGCACCACGACGAGCTGTTCCTCGCCATCGGTCGCCTCGAGGGCAAGGTCGATTCCCTGCTCTCCATGCAGGGCCACCAGCAGGAGCAGATCAAGGACCACGACAACC